TTTTTATTTTTCTCACATAAATAGGCATTTAGTAGATATTGTATTTATTCTTTTATAATTTACTCTTGCACTTATCACCATGGAATCTAGGGTATACATTGTTTGAAATACTTCTATTGCAATGAGGACATATAGTTCTAGGTTGTTTCTTACCAAGCATGCCTGTACCACCAAAGACCTTTGCTCTGCCTTTTGCAAACATATCTTGCATGTTCTGTTTGTGTGTACCTACTCTTAAGTGTGCTGGGTTGGCACATAGGGGATTATCACAACTATGTAGGATACTCATTCCTGCAGGTATCTTTGTTTGACTGTGTTCTTCATAACTAACACGATGTACTGTACGCATTTTATGTTCGTCACGCATTAAGCCATAGCCAATGTTATTCTTGCCGCCTTGCCACTCCCAACAATCTGTTACATCGTCAACAATTACTTTATTCAATAATCTTTGCAACAATGTGTATCCGCTCTTTGGTCTAGCCATGTTAACTCCATACTTGGTAATCCTCCACTTGATCTCCATTCATTATTTCTTCCCAAGTTGGACCACCAGGATACAATGGACTATCAGGCATATGATCTAAGCCTGGTCGTGCTCTGTTTGCTAATCTTGGATCCATACCCACGTACTCAGGTATTCCTACTGATTGGTGAGTGATTGGGAATAGATGATGTATACCATAACGTATACAGTCACCGAGACCGTCTATGTGAGCGTATTTTTGCTCAGTGTATTTCACTAAGCGTTTACGTGAGGCATCTTCAAAATGGTATGTTTGCAAGGCTTCAAGTAAGAACTTATCATCTGGCTTAACAACTAACCCACCTCTTGCTATAAAAGCATTACTTGTGTTATCTGTATCAGTAATAAGAGGGTTACTCTTTCGTCTGTTAACAATATTGAATCCATACTTCTCTAAGATAATCTTATCAGTTACACCAAAGGGACTTGTAGTGTCCCGATTTACTTGTGTGCCTGACATATCTATGATACTATTGATTCTGCGTTTCGGGAAGTCCTCACGAATAGCACTCGCAATACCTTCTGTGGAGCAGTCTGGTATTGCATAACTTTTCAATATCTCAATTGAACCATTTAATTCCCCGGGTCTTTTAACCTGGGCAATTGTGGCACACATAACACGTTTGTTAAAATCCGCGAAATGGTATAGGTCGCCACCGAAATCTTTTACTTCACTACAGTATTTGTTCTTGTCCCATGCGTAATAGAACATGTCAGCCACTGATTCCCATTGACACATATAGTCTTGTCCAAACTTTAATGGACTAATGATACGTCTTTGTTCGTCAATGAAGTTTTTATTACCACTACGCATCTCTAGGTAGTTGTAATGTCTTACTATATATTTGTCTGGGCTACTCTTTGCTAACTGAAACAAGTCGTGCAATGGTCCCGTACCATTAGGCGTGCTGATAACAATCAATCTACCTGCTGTGTCAGGCTGTCCTACTTTAGGTCGTAAGCGATTAGTAATCTCTTGTAGTGTATCTTGCGTATACAGTGCAGCCTCGTCTGCTACCCATACGCCAACGTTTAATCCTCGTAGATTCTCACGCTGTTCTGCACTCTTACAACGAATGAACGTACCATTAGGAAAGCGTATCGTTAGTTCACTGTTGTTAATGTCTTTACCATCAACTAAGCCAAAGTATTCTATACATGACTTCTTGAGTGGCTCCCAGATTAAGGACTTAATCATAGCCCCTGTTGGGGCACTATAGATTACATCCTTTCCTTTATGATAGCGAGGGTCACTAGCGAAAATAGGAAGTGCAATAGCCGCAAGAAATGTCTTGCCACTACCGACTGGAACAATATGGACGCAATGCTTATTACTTTCTAGCATATCGCTTAGTAATGTCTTTTGCTCCCCATATAAAGGAATATCTATTTTACGCATGATTAGCTCTAGTGTGTTGCACAAGATTGCTTTTGCTTCTTATTTGCTTATCACAATGAACACAGGTATAGATAGTTTTATCATAACCCACGTTAGTTTGTAATTTTCTCGCTTCTTTTATTTTGTCTTTAGTTTCATCACTAAGTATTTTACCCTTCCATCGGTCTTTATTTCCTAACGAAAGGTTCTCATGGTTAGTGATGATTGAAACATTGTTAATGGAATATGGACCTATGTCACTGTGTCTAGCCATACAATATTTTTCGGATCCTCGACCTCGTTCATCCCATTTACCTGAAACTTGCCATATAGAATACCATTCTTCAAATGATAGAAGAAACGTTATCCCTCTTTTATGTGCCTTACACTTATGTGAGGCGTATGCTTGTCTTATTTTACGCATCTTTCCAGTCTATCAACTCTTTAGTTGGGAATGTAAATGATGCACCTATTGTTTGACCATTGCTGGTAATATCTGTTTCTGTCTTATCTGCAATGACTTTAGCTAACAACATCTGTTGATAGCGTTGGATAACATGCATGTCACCACTTTGTCTTGCTCTAATGTAATCTTGTGCTAGTCCTACAGCGAATGGAACATCTTGTTTAGCAATCTCTGCTAGTACGTCTGCCGCACTTAGTTTGACTGTTGATCCTACTTTTCTGCCGCTGTTAGGTCTTGCACCACCACGTCCTGTTTTCTTTTTAACAATAGTAGTTTCATTTTGGAGATTTTGATTATTATCCATAGACTCCATCTCAAATGTATTTGTCAAACTATCATTGACAATGTTTTGATCGTAATATGTATTTTTAATCATCTAGTAAGCCCTCTTTGCGTAATATGTTCTTTGCCCATACTAAGCCAGGTGGTCCGCCCCATAATAGATATGCTTGTGTGCCGGGTGTATTCTCTCCTGGCTTATAATACACTTCAGCACGACTTAAAAAGCTGTATGTACGTTTAACTGTATCTAAGCTAACTTCACTACGATTCATAAACTGTCTGGCACGATTTAAGCCTACTGCGGTGCCACCACGATTGCTTGGGCTAACCTTTTCACGCATCTCTAGTCCACGCTTTGCGTTGTTTGCCATTTGTTCTGTTGCTCTGTAATTCATGCTAATCTCCTATGCTATTACGGAATTCACGTTCTAGTGTTTTATGCAAGTAATGATATGGAGTGTATTGTCGCAAATCTTTACGAAATTGCTTCAGTTCTTCTATATTCATTTGACTCATTAGTTCGTAGATTGGTTTCCATTTAGGTTCGCAACATAACAAACTTGATAGTTGTCTTGCATCGTACTCTATCATGCACCCAATCTCTTTACAATTTCTTCTTCAAGCAATATTTGCTTTGCGTGACCTTCAGCATTGTCTTTAAGTGTCTTGCGTAGTTCTCTTACAATATCTTCATGGTCGTTACGAATCATTTGTAAATATACTCTTACTATGCCAGGGTTATTCAAGCGTTCACGTATTGTTAACATCTTTTTTCTTTCTTACGATTATTCGTTTTGGTTTCTGTGGTATAGTTACTGTAACTTGTGTACCACTTGGAAGCTTACTCATATGATCCATATGTTGTTCTTTTGGTGGGTTCGTTTTGAACATTTGTTCGTTTACCCACTTCATAAAATTTTGTAGTTTGTTAATCATAATTTTTACCAATATACTTTCTCGTAATCTTCTGGATTGTCTGTTTCATCTAAGCCATCGTAATATTCGCCGGTGCGTTTATCTTTGAACTTTAATGAACCAAATACACTTAAAAACTTTTGATTCTTCTGTCCCCATTGTTGTGTAAGCTCTAAAAATCTATCACGCCCAAACATGATTTGCAGTTGTGTCTTGCAATCTTCTGGGCTTGGATTGATATCGTTCTTTGTATCAGTTAGTGTATGCATAAAGCCAATGCATTGGTCGATCTCTATCTCATTCATAAATGGACTCAATTCTGTGACCATTTTGTCAAAGTTCTTTATGTGCCCAACATACATGGGCTTGTCAATTAATTGATGCATATTAGTGTACCGTGTTTTCTTGTGTTAATCCATCTAGTCTTTCGTTAACATCGATGTTAATACTACCTTTTAGTTCAGTAGTCATGCCAGCTTTATATTCTTTCAAATAGTTCTCTTGCTGTAATGCACCTAAGAATTGATGTATAGTTCTTAGACCAAGTATCTTCATTTCAAAAAGATTCTTGTTGTCATCACTAAGTTCGTCAATATTCATCTCCATCATTTTTTCTAATGATACTTCAATGTCTTTAACTAATGGGTCAACTGTGACGACCAATTCGTCATTGTCTCTGTATAGTTTGTATGTGTATTCTATTTGTTCACTCATATATTTCCTTAAATTGTTCTATGGTTATTTCACTGTAATTACTATCTGTAATGTCTAATTGTCTAGTTCCAACAACTCTAATAATTTTTTGATCGGGATGATCTTTAATAATCTTTCTTAATCTTTGTATCCATTTTGTATCTGTCATGCTGGCTGCAGGCCACACGTGACTTCTAGGATAATTATTTGAGCCTGAATAAACGTTTGGCAATGAACTTGGATTAGCACTATAGTCAAAGCCAATTATATAAACAGTATCATGTTTATTCTGTAATGATAATCTCAATGCACTATTGCCACTATCATTTGTTTCACGAAAGCCCCAGAAGAAATTGATAGGTTCGCCTTCTTTTGCTAGGTCATCCATTTTATTACAATGCTGTGTGTAAAACTTAGTTTTGTGATGAATCTTGTTATTAACTATCTCACAGACCATAAGTATATCCATGCTTACTAAGTAGTCTGGCATGTAGTCTCTGTATAGTGCATTGCAACCATACGTTGTCATTTTGCTACCAATCGTTTCTAAACTTAATGTTTTACGACTAGGGCCATTACCAATTACACAAGCAATATTCACTTTTTATCCATGTCTTTCTTTTCTTTATACCCACTCGCCATGATAGCGGCTGCTTGCTTTTCAGCGTCAGCACGATTTGGATATAGTTTACCAGTATCACCATAGCGATACATTCTTTTACCATTTTGTGTTATTACTTGTATAGGCACGAATGTTTTCCTTTTCTTTGTAGTATTTAGTTGTTTGCAACTAGTATGATGTTTTGACGCACTGATAACTGACTTAAGTGAAACATCGCACATGCTACAACGATATCCCATAACTTTCCATTCTTTGGTCTGTTTGTTATACTGTTGTACCAAGAAGATATTGTGATGTGGTTCAAACTGATAATTCTGTTTGTGTAGTTGATGTATTGATGGCTTTTGCATGGATCTCCTGTAGTAATAAATCTCTACGGCGCTCCCATGACTTACGCATATTATCTTTATGCTCTTGACTCTTAGGTACACCAAGCTTGGCTTGACGCATCTTTTCTTTATGTTCAGGACTCTTTGGTATTCCTTTACATGC